GCTCTCCAGAGTGCTACAGGATATGGGTTTTGAGGACGATTACGAGTCAGCTCTCCTTTTGGTAGCAATGCAAAAAGCCTTAAAAGGCAGCTCGCGTCACATGGAGTTAATATCTAAGATAGTAAACAGCGAGGGAACCAAAGACACACTTGATAAGAAAGAACAGAAAGCACGTATCAAATCTCTGGAACTTGAAAACAAACGTAAGGCCCAAGCATTAGACGAGGCGGGAGGTGGTGCTGATGAGTCAATCCTCATCATCGACGATATCCCGAACGACTAAGCCGACTATAAAACTAAGTAAAGAGATCAATCCTAAGTTTTATAAAGTCTGGCGGTCAGCAAAACCTTATAATATTTTAAAGGGTGGTCGTAACTCGTTTAAGTCATCGGTCATTGCTCTCTTGCTTGTTTTTATGATGATTAAAGCGATAACCAAGGGGCAATGCGTAGAGATCATCATTGTCCGGAAAGTTGGAAATACTATCTTTGATAGTGTCTATAAAAAGATAATTTGGGCGCTTGATAAGTTCGGAATTGCTAATCAGTTCAAACGTACTAAAAGCCCTTATAAGATCGTACATAGACGGACGGGTTCAACGTTCCACTTCTACGGCCAGGACGATTTCCAAAAACTGAAATCAAACGAGGTCGGAAAGGTTATCGCGGTATGGTACGAGGAAGCAGCCGAGTTCGCTGACTCCGAAGAGTTTGACCAATCAAACAGTACTTTCATGCGTCAAAAACACCCGGACTATCCGTTTGTGCAATTCTTCTGGTCGTACAACCCACCGCGCAATCCTTATAACTGGATCAATGAGTGGGTTGGTTCATTGCGGACGGCTGAGAAGTATTTAATACATGAATCTAGCTATCTGGACGATGAGCTGGGATTTGTGACTGAGCAAATGCTGGACGAGATAGAGCGTATCAAGACCAACGACTACGACTATTACAGGTATTTATATCTTGGTGAACCTGTGGGCCTTGGTACGAACGTGTACAACATGGACCTGTTTAAACGTGCGGATAAGATACCGGACGGTGAACGCGTTATCGGTCAGTTGTTTGCAGCAGATACGGGACACCAGCAATCAGCCACTACTTGCTTACACGCGGTTGTTACTAATAGGTCTAATCTCTACCTTGTGGATAACTACTACTACAGTCCAGCAGGCAAGGTCAAAAAGAAAGCTCCGAGCGTATTGTCCAAAGAGCTTCATGACTTTGTTATCAAGCAGACGCAGAAATATCCGAATGTACCAGTCATTGAAATGACGATAGATAGCGCGGAGGGAGCGTTGAGAAACCAGTATTTAGAGGACTTTGGTATTCGCTGGCACCCAGTAGCGAAGAAGAAGAAAATAATAATGACAGAATACGTCCAGTCGCTACTTGCGAATGGCCGTTTTTATTATTTTCCAACGGAAAACAACCTCAAGTATTTTATTGAGGAGCACAAGCGTTATCAATGGGACGAGAAAACGGTCAAGGACGACGACCCTAAAGTTATTAAAGAGGACGATCACACTTGCGACGCGTTTCAGTATATGGTCGTTGACAATGCACAACTATTAAGATTAAAAGCCTAAGAAAGGTTTGAAATGAGTATCTTACAATCAATAAGAAATATTTTTAAGAGGGGTAAATATGTAATGACAAGCCAATCATTAGGCAATATCACAGAACATCCTAAAATTGCAATTAACAAGGACGAATACGATCGTATTCAGAAGAACTTGAAATACTATCAAAGCAAGTGGGACCCTATCCGCTACCGCAATTCAAATCGAGTTGATAAGCAACGGACTAGAAATCACTTGCCTATTGCCCGCACGGCTTGTAAAAAGATTGCCAGCCTGGTATTCAACGAGCAGGCAGAGATAAGCGTTGCGAACGGAACAACAAACGAGTTCATTCAAATGGTTTTACTGAATGATCGCTTTAACAAGAACTTTGAGCGATACCTTGAGAGCTGTTTGGCCCTGGGTGGCCTTGCTATGCGTCCTTACGTAGACGACGACAAGATCAAGATTTCATTTGTCCAAGCCCCAGTATTTTATCCGTTGCAGTCAAACACACAGGACGTATCGTCTGCAGCGATTATCAATAAGAGTCAAAAGACAGTAGGCAAGGAAACGATTTACTATACTCTAATCGAGTTGCATGAGTGGACCAAGGACGGCAAGTATACAATCACTAACGAGCTGTATCGTTCAAATGAAAAAGAGCGTGTCGGTGACCGTGTACCACTATCTGAGGTGTATGAGGACCTTGAGGAAGAAGTAACACTTGACGGGCTTTCACGGCCGTTATTTACTTACTTAAAACCGCCAGGCATGAATAATAAAGATATTAACAGCCCGCTGGGGTTGTCTATCTTTGATAATGCCAAGAGTACTATTGACTTTATCAATACTACTTATGACGAGTTTAAGTGGGAAGTACGAATGGGCCAACGGCGCGTGTTAGTACCAGACCAAACTGTCCGGATTGGTTTTGACCATCACGGAGAAACTGATCTTGTCACGCGCGAATTCGATCCAGAGCAAAACGTATACGAGCAAATTGACGGTGGCAAAGATACACCTATCAACATCACAGACCTCACTACTCCTATCAGATCAGACGACTATATCAAAGCTATCAACGAGGGCCTTGCCTTGTTTGAGATGCAGGTTGGAGTATCGCCTGGAATGTTTACGTTTGACGGTAAGAGCATGAAGACTGCGACTGAGGTTGTATCCGAAAACTCTGATACATACCAATTGAGAAACAGCATCGTGAGCCTTGTAGATCAATCTATCAAAGAGCTTGTGATCTCTATTTGTGAGATTGGTAAGCTATACGGCTTGTATAGCGGTCCTATTCCAGAGATGGACGATATCACAGTAAACCTTGATGATGGTGTCTTTGTTGACAAGAATAACGAGCTTGACTACTACGCTAAGGCTTTGTTAAGTGGCCTTGTCAGCAAGCAATACGCTATATCTAAGGCGCTTGGCTTGTCAGATAAGGAAGCTGCACAAATGCTTGCGGACATCAAGAAAGAAACTGCTGAGAGCATGGAGCTAGAGCGTAGCACAAGTGAAGTTGATATTTATGGAGAGTAGATAAATGGCGCGTAACAAGTACCCGGTATTATTTAACGAGGAACAGCTAGAATTGCGCGCTTCACAGGTCGGTGATATCTATCATCAAATGGCGCGTGACCTATTCGATGAGGTAATTGATAGGTTGTTAGAGCGTGGTGCTGAATCGCTGGCAGATAACCCTTATATCTGGCAGTTAGAGCGAATGAGCCAGATGCACATGCTAAATGAGCAAAATCTGGACACAATTGCACGCTACTCTAAAATAGGCCGAGAACAGCTCAGAAAGGTCATTGAGGACGAGGGCTTTAAAATCTATCAGACTACTAAAGAACAGCTCTTAGACGATCTTGGAGGCGGTGATTTTGGCAATTCTAAGCACGTGCAGGAGTTGCTAGCTGGATATTTTGAACAGTCGCACGGTGATATTAGTAACTTGATTAATACCACGCTCCCAGGAATCGTGACAGATGTATACCGTCAAATGGTCCAGGAAGTGGTAGCCCGTCAAGTGGTCGGTCTAGTTACACATGACAAGGCTGTATCTCAAACCGTCATGAAATGGCAAGAGATAGGCTTTAAGGGTTTTATTGACCGAGGTGGCCACTACTGGAAAGTAGACAATTACGCTAGGACGGTTATAAAAACAACTGTCATGCGTAGCTACCGAGAAATGCGGACAATGCCAGCGGACGAGCTGGGTATTGATACCTTTTATTATTCCAAAAAGGCTACGGCCCGCGAAGCCTGCGCTCCACTACAGCACCATATAGTTACCTATGGCCCAGCGAGGGAAGAACACGGTATTAGTATTCTATCGCTTGCGGATCATGGCTACGGTACACCGGGAGGTTGCCTTGGTATTAACTGCGGACACATGCTGACCCCGTTTGTACCAGGTATAAACGAACTTCCAGAACTAGGCCCGGACGTTAAGAATGTCACGCAGGAAGAAGCAATTAGAAATGCTAACGCACAATCTAAACAAAGGGCATACGAGCGAGCTATTCGCAAGTCCAAGGAGAAGTTACATGTTGCCGAGAAACTGGGCGACCAGGAACTTATCAGCAAGTTTAAAACTAAAATCAGAGACCAGCAAGCAACCTTGCGAGATTATATCGCGGATAAGCCTTTCTTACATCGTGACTATGCGAGGGAAAGATATTTTAAACCGAAAGGAAGCGCTATTGATGAATAAGGTTATTCGATTATTAGAAAAGGTTTTGTTTAGAAAGAAAAAGACCTTTTTGGATTATCAGAAAGAACTATCAAAATCCGCTTTTGAAGGTTTTTTAAGCGGAATGGAAAAGTAAAGGCTTTTATAGCCTTTTTATTTTGCTCCCTTTCTGGATAAGAGGTGATTTCCTCCTTTTTTCTTACCTCTTGCGGGATCGTTACCCGCTGGGAGCTTTCGTTGCTGGACGTAAACCGGCGAATTCGTCTTCTGGACGTAAAACAGAAAGGAGTTTTAAACATGAGTTTAAAACGTGAGATGTTAGTTGATGCAGGTATCGAAGACAAGGAAACTATTGAGCGCATTATGGCAGCGTACGGGTCAGCAATCAAAGAAGCCAAGTCAGAAGTACAAGCAGAAAACGACAGCTTAAAGACACAACTTGAACAACGGGACCAAGCTATCAAA